GAAGAAGTGTCGTATCCATCATGGATACTACCTTTATGATAACCTAAGTATTTTTTTCCATTTATCTTATTTGTATATCGATACACAAACGCTTCATAATCCATAATTCACCTACATATTTTTGTAGACATATTCGAGTGCTCTATCTGCTTCTTTATCAAGTGGACGATTCTTATACCAATTGCCTGTTTCCATATCAAGTTCTTGACACATCTTAGAGATCTCTGACGCAGTAATAGGATACTGTTGCTTGATTGCATTGCCGGCAATTGCAACCATTATTTGGTACATTTTGTGGTACCATCCGGTATTTGAAATGAGTCGGTATTCTGCTTCGAGTTTACGAGGGAAGAAGGGACAGTCGCGATAGGACGACCACACCACATTAGTGTTATCCATTTGTCCTTTTCTGTGCTCGATGATTTGCTGCTGGAGTTCTTCTGGGAGTCTGTCAAAGAAGTTGTTGAGGTTGACTTTTTCGGCATAAGGATGTTTCCTCATAATATCATGAGGATCAATTGGATCGCCATCATGACTGAAAATAAAGTTGAAAGCGCCAGCATATTTTGCAGGGATATAGTACATGCGTGATAGGTCTTTAGTCTGTCTATCACCCAACTCTCCGAGTTCAGTATTAAGTCCATGCCAGAAATGTCTGATGGATTCTCTACCCACATTGTTTCGCAAAGGGAACACCATTCTGAACTTAGGTTTATCAATCGTACTGCTAGCAGTGCTATAACAAACGAAGCGGTACATAGAAAACCGATTAGATAAATCATTTTGTAGATCTCCATCACATTCATATTCATCCACATCTACACAACACCAGCCGGCCCACTCTATAACATTTGCATTTGCTCGAGTAGTATCCGGCTGATACGTTGCTGGAGATATAAGCACTGCATCTTTCTTCGATTGCTTTGGTTCTTCAGAAAGTTTATACAGAAATTTTTCGAATGCATCGAAATCTTCTAGATCCATGCATTTATGAGTCTTATTATCAAATATCGAATTAAATACTGTTAATGAGATACCCATAATTTCCTCGATGTTCTGGACCTTTCCAGCCTTCAGGCTTGATAAGGTCTGGTAACCCGAGCGGGTTAGGACGTGATTCTTTGATTCCTGGTTCTTTAGACATGTTTGCATTATGTACTTCATCCCACGCTTTATACGCATCAACTCCAAATGCATCAAGAGTACCAATAGCTACAACACACAAATCAATAAGACCATCAACAATTTCTTCAGGATTTTTATCCATAATCGCTGCAGCTCTAGTTTCATCTAATTCTTCTTGCAAAAATCTTAAACGAAACTCAAGGAATTCTTGTAGCTTTTGTTTATCCCCTGCAACGAGTTGCTCTGACATCCATTTATGGACACCAAACTTACGATGCATATCATTTATATCTTTTACCCAATCTTTACTCATAGTATTATTATACTCCATTTCTCTTAGAATGTAAACCGTTATTTTACATACCATTCTGTTATATGTTCTAGTGCTGCTTCATAAGGCTTTAAGTGTTTAAACTTTGTATATAGAGACATCCTCCAACCTAAACCCATATTTCTTATTCCACCATGATCACGCAGTATCCACATAGTAGCAATTGTGAATTTGATTCTCCATATCATGCAAAGAAATCCTCTAATGTAGCTTGTTGTTCTGCATTCCATCCTACTGCATCAAGAATAAGACGCAATGGTTCTACAAAAGTTTTTTCAAATTGCATATCATAATCTATGTATTGTTCAAGTTGAAATTCTTTTGGAAAATAATCTGGAAATGCTACAACGTTTTCTTTAATAGGATTAGGAAGCTTAAGATACATGAATTTTATCTTATTGCCATTTGCAATCAATTCATATTTTTTTGTTAAGCTTAATTCTTTAAGACACTTATTATAGAGCAGTGAGCCTCGCACATGAATAGGTGTTCCTTTCTTGTATATAGACTTCCGATCGCTCCATTCAGTAATATTCGTGACAGACCGCGGAAACGCAACTTTTTCCGCGGGTAGATTCCGGAATTCTTTCTTAAAGTTCTGAATAAAAGCCTGTGTATCAGCTTCGCTTCCCGATATGATGACCTTAAAGATATCTTTGAATTTAGAACGACACACTTCGGGCGTAGAGCTCTTGATTGCTTCAATTCCCATAATCTTAAGCTGAGGTTCAGCATACTGTACACCTTCATTGTTATGAACATTTAAGATATATCTTTTCTTTGCGGTCCAAATACCACGGTCTGCAATTACTTCACGACCCATCTCCATACGAGGTTTATGACAATTCATATGAGTGAAAAGATTATCATAAGCTTTTGCAAGAAGAGGCTCAAAATGTTCTTGGCAAATTTTATCTAGAAATTGAACAGGCTGTTTTGGATTTAACTTTTCTACCATAGGGCCAAAGTCAACATACAAAGAATCAGTATCAATTGCAATAACATAGTCTTTGTCTGTTTTCAAAACTTCGTTCACAGATTTGTTCATTGCGCGTTCTGCCCACTGAATTGCAAGCTGACCGGTAAGAGTTACTGCTTCAGCAATCCTTATATCAAAATATCTAAAGTACTGATTTCCTAGTGCGCCATAAAGAGAGTTCATAAGAATCTTAATAGCCATTTGTTGGTTTTCATATCTATTGATTTCTTTTTCAAGCTCTATTGTTTTATTCTTCTGATATTCAGATTTAGACGCAAGCATCATATTTTTAATAGAACGACGTTCATCATAATAATCGATAATGATATTAGGAATAACACCGTCTTTGTCTTTTCTGTATGTAGAACCATTAGCTGCCACAGCATAAGGCGAGTTGACCGGTTCTTTTGAGTTAAGATAATGGTGTACACCTTCTTCTTCTGATTGCGATATCAAAGTTTCTGGAGACATATTCCACTGAACAATAATATTAGGATACAGAGAATTCAAATCAAATGATACAACCCAATCATGCATCCCAACTTGAGGATCTTTGACATAACCACCAGCAAATGCTTTTTTAATGCTAGCGTTTGCATTAACTGGTGGAACCGTTTTTTGAGATAAAAGCTTTCGATATATAATTGATTCCCATATCGCAGTAGTACCAAACGTATCCATATAATTGACACCGCCCTTATATGCCACAGTCATGGCAAGAGTAATAAGACCCATCTTATCCTCAAGGCGATCAACCAATTGCACGTCTTTCATGTTGTAATCAATATATTTTTGAAAATCTTCTTTGTACAAGTTTTTAAGAGAACCTGCTTCTTCAAATGATAATTTCTTTTCACCAAGAACTACATAAGAAATATGATTAAGAGAATATGATTCTTGAGGACCATAAGAATAACCAAACTTTTGAAAGAGTTCCATATAATCTAAAGTTTGAATGCCACGTAAATCATACGTTTCATCTTCTTTACCTCGACGCACAACTTTTCTATGCTCTATTAAACCCCAAGGTGAAAACTTTTTTACTTGCTCTAAACCTAAAAGCTTAGACACTCGATTTACAAGGTAAGGAATATCAAAGAATCTTACGTTCCAGCCTGTAATAACATCAGGACATTTTTCATGTGAAGAGAAAAAATCTAGGAAATTAAGTAAAAGATGTTCTTCATCTTCGCACTTAATATATCTTACAGGTTTGATCAAAGCAGCTTCTTCGTTATAGTTGCCATAACCCCAAACCCAGTAAATATTATCGATATTATTCTTAAGTGTAATAGCAGTGATTTTTTGATTTGCTATAGAAGGTTCCGGAAACCCATCACCGTATTCTGTTTCAATATCAATAGTAGATACATTGATCATATCACGATCAAATTCAATTTCTCGAGGAAACTTTTCTGTGATATATTGATGAATGTAATTAGTAGTGCCATAGATCTTAAACCCAGACACATCTTTATATTGGTCGAGCCAAGCTCGAGATTCACGCATATTTTCAAAGCTGACCGGACCGATCTGAGCCTCATCGAGGCCAGACCAACCCGTATCTTTTTTTGAAGGAACGTAAAATGTAGGTGAAAAGTGATCTTTTCTAATTACACGCTGGCCATTCTTATCATAGCCACGGTAAAACATATAATTACTGTAACGAACTACAGACGTATAAAACGACATACAACCTCCAACAACATAATATATTATACACTATTTCAAAGAGTTTGTAAACTATTTTATGCGAGTGCTCTCATTCTTTCTACAAGACGATCTGCTCTATTAGTTACCTGACGGTACCAACGTGAGTCTACCATCTGATCTGCTTCTTCATTCCAATCACGAGCATCAACTCCAGCTTTCATTCCTTTGAACTTTGAGAGTCTTGGGTATCCAAGATTAAAGCACATATTTGCGATAACGAGCTGTGCTTCTTCTGGCAAGTCGTCAAAGTCATCATATAGTTTTTTGCAGTCGTCAATTGTGATTTGTATATCCTGTTCGAACGCTTCAGCCACTCTATCGTCTGTGACTGGTGTACCAACTGGCTCTCCATGTTCTGGATCTTCATCTCTAACGAGATGACCAATCCCAAAAGTAGGAAGACCAAGGTGATCCAAATAAATTTCATGTTTGACACCTTCGTCTAATTCTAAGTCTGCTCTAAGTTTTTCAATATTCATTTTTTTCTCCGTGTATAAGAAGGGAGCAAGTTGCCCTGCTCCCTTTTATTTATTATGCGTAGGTTTCCCATTCATCATCAGTATATGGCCACATTTTATGCATACCTATCAAATTGATTGATTTCTTTTACAAGCATGCGCTCTACTTCAGCGATTGAAGATGGAGTGCAACCTGCGGTCTTAAAAAAGAATTTCCAAAGATTAACCATAGATACGCTCCACTGATTTTTGGTTCAGTTCGGCAAGCAAGCTATGGTATGTGTGCTCTGGATATTCATGCAATAAGACTCGAGCAATTTGCTCATTTGCAGAAATTGAACGTGAGAGTTCAACTGCTCTACCTACTGCTTTCATATGACCAATGATCCATGCAGAAAGACCTGCAATAAGACCACTACGAACGAGAGAATAGCCTCTTAGTGCTAGTGCTGTCATTAGTTTTCCCCTTATGACTATTGATTGAGATCATTTGGGGACGCTTCTCTTCAGGAAGGACTACCTCCAATCCAATGGCAAGAATTCCATCCTTTAGTTCTGCTCCGACAACTTCTGTATATTCAGACAGTCTAAATGACTTCTTAAACTTACGAGCTGAAATTCCCTTATGAATATACTTCTCTTGTTCACGTCTCTTTTCACGTGAACCTTCGATAGTAAGGATATGGTCTTTCAGTTCGATTGAAATATCACCTTCACCGAATCCAGCAACAGCAAGCTCGAGGACATACTCTAATTCATCTTCCTTTACCACATTATGCGGCGGATATGAATCAGTTGCATGTTTGCTAATGCTATCAAGTTCGTTGAAAATGTGGTCGAAACCCAAGAATACGTTTCTTGGGAACGCATAAGTTCCAGTCATGTTTACCTCCTATGACTAGCAAGGTTATAATGGACCCGGCTTATCCGGCATCCTAATCTATATATATTCGTTTACTTATTTCCAATGTTATATTTCGGACAAAGTTCCCATTGAGATTTTTCCTTAAAAGGAATAATTTTAATCTGTCTCATAGGAGCTAAGGGTTCTACTGCTCCGGCTTTTTCAATAGAAATTAAACCCCAATCACTCATCAATTGCGCAATTGTATTTCTACGCGCAATATCATTTTCTTCAAGATTGGATTTTTTTCCGTCAAGCAAAAATAATTCTTTGAAATGCACAATAAAATATCTGCCTTGCTTGTGCAAAATATGGCATGATTGATATAGTTTATTATCTTTTCTTGAAGCGACACCAATACGTGTCAAAGTTTCGCGAACCTTCAAAAAGTCATCTGGTTCATTGAGTGTAATTTCTAGCATTGATGCTGGAGTCCACTCTATAAGTTTATTTTCTTCCACCTTTATACACCTTCTTTTTTATCTCATTTATTTGTTCAGGTGTGAGAAGGGTCAAGGCTTGGCGGGCTTTTTCATTACTATAGCCATAATATTCCTTGACAACTTCCACGTCACTAGCGGTTTCAGGTTTCATCCACTTAGAAAATCTTTTCCGCTTTCGAATTATATTTATAAGAAAGTCAAATTGTAGGCGATTATCTAAGTGAGCATTACGATTCATCTCATTAGCAAATAAGATAGTATCTTGAAAATAAGATAGACCACGATTTACCATGAATGCATTATAACCTTTCTCAGCTATATCATCAATCATGATATCTTTTTTACTATCGTTAATTGCAGTAAGATATTCAAATGGATTCATCGAAAGCTCTCCACTCCTCCGATGTAACTTTCATAATCTAATTCTGCTTCTAAAATATCTTTAGTGAATTCTTGCGTATCAACTTTATTTAGATGAGTATTATTCCAATACAAAACTGGCACAGTACGATGACCTTGTTCTTTAAGGAATTGCTTATTTTCTGGAAAATAACTGATATTACATTCATCCCAGGTGTATCCCCATTCTTTAAGCTTAGATTTCATGATTTCACAATAAGGACAATCGTTCTGTGTATAGAGAATTAGTTTAATTGAATTTGACATTTGCCATTACCTCTGTAAGACATGCAACTACATTTAATTCATGATCAGCTACGAATGCATGTTTATACTGATAGTCTGCAAGTATTAGCACAAGCTGTGGAATAGATTGCGGCTCAACTTTTTCTGCCATCTTATCATATACACCGCGAAAGATTGCGCTTGCGTCTATATCTATATTATTCACAACCCAAGATCGCATCTTCTTAAAGTCTTTTTGTTTTAAGTGAACAAATAGATCATCAATTGCTCCAATAGAAATAGAACTATTCCCAGCCATATCCCCCAAAACAGCACGTCTTTGAAGTTCGTTAAGTACTCTTCTCCAATCCGGAGCAAACCTTGAGACAATTGGTA